TTGGTAAAAAATAATAATTTATATGAACAGATCAAGAAAAGGAAACTATTATAGAAAAAAAACAAAAGACTGGATGGAAGCACAGGGCTATGAGGTTTTTATAACAGAGCAAACCCAAACTCTTTGGGATTCCAAAAAGAAAAGAGCATTTCACATTAAAAGGGATCTTGCAGGAGCAGACTTGTTAGCAATGAATGGAAAAGAGATAATTTTTATACAAGTTAAGTCGAATAAAAATGATATATTAAAAGGAGCAAAGGAGTTAGGACAGCATAAATACCCTCCCTGCGTAAAACTATGGGTTGTGTATTGGGTTCCTAGGGCCAAAGAACCGTTAATTGAGGAGGTCGAAATATGGGCGAAGTAAAACAATCTTTTTTATATCCTCCTGTAAAGGAAATAGGATATAAAATTAATTCTACAAGAGAACTTGAACATTTAATTGATGTTTTGCCAGAGAAAGAACTTTCTGAAGAGATAAAGAAGCAAACAAAAACTATAACGCGTGATAGAATCTGGCAACACGCTAGAGATAATTTTAAAACAGAAGGAGGGGAGCCTTGGGAAATGTCTTTAGGGGAGTTGGCAATGTATAAAGCAATTGTACTAAGACAGGCCCCGAGAATTCAGGTAGTTTCTTCTACACAATTCGGGAAAACATTAACAATTAGTAGAGCAGTTTTAACAAGGATTACTACCTACCCAGAAGACTGGTTATTGGTTGTTCCAGATACCAAAAGAGGAAGAATTTTTTTAAATTATATTATAAAAGATACAGCAGAAAATGAGAACTTTAAAAAAAGATTGGTTGGAACTAATCTTGGGGAAAGAGATAGTTTAAATAGATTGCTTGAAGAAAAAAGCAAAACCAAATTAACTTATAGTATATTTTCTAAAGATAATCCGGGAGGAGTTAGCTATGGCTCAATTACTTTGATATCGGCTGACGCAAGAAAAAAGCAAAATGTTATCGATACCATTATGGGATTCGGTGGTAGAAATATAATACAGGAAGAAGCAGCGCTAACAGAAGATGAAATAGATGCCGGTGTCTTTAGAATGCTTGGAGGAAAAGGAACAGATACTTTTTTATGTAAGATAGGAAACCCATTTTATAGAAATCATTTTTTAAGTACTTGGAAAAATCCTTTATATAAAAAAATATATATTGATTATAAAATTGGCCTAGCAGAGGGTAGATATCTTCCTAGCTTTATTGAAGAGGCAAAAGGAAAGCCAAAGTTTGATGTTTTGTTTGAGTGTAAATTCCCTCCTCAAGAAGCAGTAGATAGTGAGGGGTGGATTCCGTTATTAACAGAAGATGAAGTTAATTTTGCTATACAGGAAGGAGTTCATTTTGGTGAAGAGAGACTAGGGGCAGACCCTTCAGGCGAAGGAGTTGATAAATCAGTTATAATAAAAAGAAGTTCTGGCTTTGCTGAAGTGATATTTAAATCAGATAGAATAGATGAAATGGCCTTTGCTGGACAGATAAAAATAATGGCTGACGGATTTAATTCTTCAAAAAGATATATTGATAAAATTGGAATAGGGGCAGGAATATATAAAAGACTATTAGAACAAAGGTTTTTAATAAAAGGAGTAAATGCTCAAGAGAGAGCAACAGAACCGGCAAAGTTTTACAATAAAAGAGCAGAGATGTATTGGAGGTTAAGACAATGGATAAAAGAAGGAGGAAAGCTTTCAGAAGAAACCGATTGGCTTCAGTTGTGTGATATAAAGTACAAGGCAGACAGCAGAGGAAGATTAAAGATTATGTCAAAAGACGAGATGAGAAAACAGGGAATAGCAAGTCCGGATGCGTGTGATGCTCTAGCTTTAACATTTTATGATAACGAAAGGCCGCAAGTTTTATCAGAGGAGGAAAGAATATTTAACAAAAGAATGAGAGAGAAAAAAAGAAAAAAGAAAAATTCAAAAGGTCTAAGTTTAAAAATGACAAGATGATTAAAATAGAATTAACAGACAAAGAAGCAGAAGAGTTTAAAAGATTTAGAGAAAAACAGAAGTTTATAAAAAAAGCTTTAAAGTATTATAAAGAAATACAACTTCTTTTTAATTGTCAGGCCTTCGAACTAGAAAGAGGTAATATTATTCTTCATAAAAATGACAAAGGGGAACTAGCAAAAATAGAGATCAATAAAATATATAAAGGAAAAAAGACTTGACAGGGTTCTTTGGTATGGTAAAATGAAAGTAGGATAGATTAAAGGTCGCATTATTAACATTAAAAATTAAATAGAATGATTAAACAAAAAACATTCAAGGTTAAAAATAATTATAACGATACCCTTTGTGAAATAGATAAATTTTTAGTAGATAATTTTTTTGAAGTTATCTCGGACAAGGATACAACGGCAGATATTTACATAAAGAATACTGGAGAAAAACTATATAGAATAGGGCTTAAAAATGTTTCAGAGGTTTTACCAATAACAACAAAAGGGAAGTATAAACTTGTTTTTAATTATTTTACCAATCCGTTTTTTAACAAGCCACAACTAGACTATATTGGGGTAGAGATTAAAAAATAGCGTGGTTTCTTTCTTGACAGACATTTTTAAGTATGATAAAATGAAAACATAAAGGTTAGATCATTAAAAAAAATAATGGGCATTGAAAAGTATAACGAAACTTTATTTTTCAAGCTTATGATAAAATGAATAATAGCCTGTTAACATTCATCATAGTTCTAAGTGTGATTCTTTTCCTTTCTCTTTTAATCGCATTTTGGCCAACGGAAGATAAAATAGAATTAAAACAACCACAAAAAGAGAAAATACAATTTAATTTAAAGACAGAACCTTTCACTAGGTTATCAGACATAAGATAAGCTCTATCTAAACGAATAGACGAGCAATTACCAGTTTTTGGTGTTGCTCGTTTTTTTTATAAAATATATGAGTAAATGTATAAATTGTGGCAAAGAGCTGCCCAAAAGCTCTACCAAACCAAGCAAGTATTGCTCTGATGCTTGTAGGAAAGCATACGGGAGAAAACGGACAAAAGATAACGGACAAATAGAAAACGGACAACCTCTAAAAGAAAACGGACAAAACAAATATCCAAAGGGAACGGTAAAGACAATGAACGAAGGCGTGGTGTCTCTGAGGGACAAGGACGGCAAAAAGATATGTAATACTTGCTTTAGAAGAATAATAGACATTAAAGAACAATGGGTTAATCCAGATGAGGTAACAGAAGAAGACGCTAACAGAGTAGATAAATGCCTACCCTGTGTAAGAACTGCTTAGTTAGTAATACAATTTATAGTACTAAATAACATAAAATAACATAATATGATAACAATAAAAATTCCACAAAAAAACAAAAAAGAAGATAAAACAAATGTAGAAATAGAGGTAGAAGAAAGAGACCAATTAAATAAAGAAATCCTTTGGGAGCTTTATAAAGAGGCAATAAATGAGGAAGAAAACCAAAACACAAAAGAATAAAGAAATCTATACTCCGTCAGAAGAAGACAGAGAACTTATAGCAGAGATATCAGAAGAGATAGAGGAGTTAATAGACATAAGAAATCAAACCTATCCACATTTTAATGACAGGACGCTTCAGGACTTTTTAGATGACAGCGATAAAAGATTAAATAGTTATGTTCTTTCAAAAGAATCACAGGAAAAAGAAGACTGGCAAAGCAATGTGGCCTTGCCCACAAACAGAGATAAATTAAAGAAGTTAATAGCAGGGTTCTCAATGAGTGTTCCAGAGAGTGAGTTTAAAGCATACGGGGAACTAGGGGAAATAAACTTAAAGAGAGCTGATATAGCTAAGTGGCTTGTAAAAGGATCCTATTTAGAATCAAACAATCCCACAATAGATAGCTTCTGGGAGTCATGGGAGGCAGGAAGTAAAGGAACTATTGTAGTTTATGAGGGATACAGCAAGACAAAAAGAGAACAAAGGTTTATTAAGGCTTTTGATGTAGCCACAGGAAAGATAGAAGTAGATAAAAAAGAAGTAACAATAGATAATAAATGCGTTTCAAGTATTGTGCCTTTAACAGAGTTGTTTATAGGTAATATTTATGAAATAGATATCCAGAAGCAACCTAAGTTAGCTTGGATTAAGTACTTAACAAAAGATGTTTTCGAATATGAGTTCGGTAATTATAAGAACGCAAACCACGTTTTAGACAGAGCAGAGCTAACAGAGGCAGACACAGAGGGACATTTTTATAAGACAAAATGGTCCGAACAAGTAAACGCCGAAGACAAGATAGAAGTTATAAGATATTATAATAAGCTAAAAGATCAGTATATAATAATAGCTAACGGAGTATTATTATTAGAAGCTCCATTATTATGGATGATAAACGGTGAAAAGGTATATCCTTTCGCTAAGCAGATCTTGGAGCCATTTACAGGAAAGCAGTTTTTTTACGGAAATAGTTTACCCAATATATTAATGGGTGAATATGATATCTTAAATACAGTTTGGAATACTTTAATGGACAAGCAGTTTAGAAGTATGGAAAAACCTCTGCTTGTCGGCCACGTAAATCAAGATGCTTTAGAGTTAGAAGATGAAATAGTCTCAAACAGAACTAAAATATATGTAGATGATGTTTCGCAGATAGTTCCGATGCCAGTAGACGGGCCTCAGAGTGCTGATTTTGCTATGTTACAACTGATTTCAGAGGGAATAAGCAACTCTTTACCCTCAATTCCAGACCTTTTAGCAGAGAAAAAGAATATAACAGCCAGAGAAGTAGTTATAGCAGAAGAGAAAATGAGGGAACTAAAGTCATCTTATGGTAACTTTATGGCAGATCTCTGGAGGCAGAAATATGCTTTGAGATTAGCTAACATACAATTACACTATCCAGAACCAGAAATAAGATATAATTCAAAAACAAAGAAAAAAGAGAAATATTATAAAACATATTTAATAGAGAATGCTGTTATTAATGATCAAACAGAAGAGAGAGGTACTTTAGCTATTCAGTTTAGAGACATACCTAAAAAAGATAAAAAGAAGATACAGGAAGACATAGCAGTTGAAGAACAGTTAATGGAACTACAAGGAATGAAATATAAAAAGGTTATTATTCCGAGACACTTTTTAGATAATTATAAATATAGAGTAAATATTGTTTCAGAAGCTTTGTACAAAGAAAGCTTGGCTAAGAAACAAACAACTATCCTTGAAAAAATAGGAACGATAGCTAAGTTATTCCCACAAATATTTGTAATAAATCAGGAAGACTATTTCAGACAGGTAGCTGAAGCTTATGATGATGATCCAGAGAAATACATAGAAGAAGTTAATAAATTAAGACAAATTCAAGCTCAGGCTTCTGAGGTTGGAGTAGGAGAACAAGAAAAATGAAAAAACTATTAATTAGATTATTATTTAGATTAGTAATAGGGAAAGATGAAACTTATTCTTCGGTTAATGATAAAGCAATAAAAGAATGGTTCAAACTGCAAAAGGGGAAAAGAGGTCCATATGAATACTTTAAGAAAAGAGATTTAATGATATTAAAAACATTAGGATTAGGATTAGATACAAAGCAGTATTATGTTTATTTAGGCAGAAGACTTGAATTATTAAACTTTATAAATGAACTTAAGAATGGTAGTAAAAATAAAAACAAAAAAGGGAGTTGAAATAGAGGCATTTATGACAGTGCCAGAACTAAGAGAGCTTTTAGCTTTAGAGGAAATAGTAGAAGAATGGATAGAAGAAGATATAGAAGAAATAAAAAAGGTCGGAGAATTAAAAAAATAAGATAACCCAAAAATATGAAAAAATTAGTATTGAAAAATTATTTCTTTTTTGGAAACCCAGATGTAGGGGTTGAGTCTTTAACTGTATGGCTTCAAAAGCAGATGCTTCACGGTAAAGCTTCGAGAGCCAGAACAAGGTTTGTAAAGATGATCTCTGAAAGGGCTAAAGAAATAGAAGAACAAAGACAGGAAATGCTTATAAAGTATGCTGAAAAGAAAAAGAAAAAGAACAAAGAGGGAAAAAAGATTGAAATGCCTATTCTTTATACCAAAGATGATAAAGAGACTACCAATCAGCAAGAGGGAGTTAGATATAAACTGAAAGATGTTAAAGGGTATAATAAAGAGCTTTTGGAATATCTACAGGAGGACTATGTTATTGATGTTACACCGGCTACTTCTGACACTATCTATGAAGTCAGAGATATAGTATTGAATACAAAGGCAGAATTTTCAGGAGTTATGGCTTCAAGATATGATGAATGGTGTGAGGCATTTGAGAACATAAAAAAGAGTACCTAAGATATATATAAAAAAAAGACGGAGTTCCTATTGGGGGTTTTACTCACCATTGAGGATTTTTTTGACGCTCCGTCTTTTTATTCTTAATGGTGAGTAAAGCTCCAGAATAGGAGCTAAAGGTCGGCATAATAGTTACTGTGAGCGAGTAATTAAAAACAACAAGCTTTAAAAGATTTATGCCAGATAAAAAGTTAGGTTTAAACAAGAAGGAAGAGAAACCTTCTACTGGTGAAGACCAGCCAGAGGAAGAAAAAAACCGATCATCTTTAATCAAGGAAGACGATATCGATGATATCCTTTCCAAGACTAAGTTAGAAAAAGATCCAGAGGGGGATCTAGACGAAGATGATGACACAATTACTTTATCTAAAGAAGAGTTCGAGTCTCTTAAAGAGGATAGAGATAATTATAGAAAAGGTTTGCTTTCTGTGAAAGACAAGCTTAAAGCTCAATCAGTTGAAGCTGAAAAAGCTAAAGCTGAGCTTAATAAAGATAAAGAAGCTTCAGAAGACGATAGTAAATTTGTTACCAGAGATGAATTAGATCAAAGGGAACAAAAGAAAGCTATTAAGGAAGCTTGTAAAGATAACTTTATTGAGAAGAACTGGGATGAAATAATGGAATATTATTATGATCCCAGGGGTGATAAATCAGCTGAAACCTATTTGAAGAATATCAAAAGGGCAGCATTAATCTATAAATCAGAGAATGATATTATAGATGAAGACGATGATTCACAAGACAGAGCTAAACTTTCAGAGGAAGAAGGCCAAGAATTTAGTGCTGGTGGTGCTAAGGGAAAACCTAAGAAAAAGAAAAGGATTATCCCAAAGAAAAGTACTATTCAGAACTGGTATCCAAAAGAAAAATAAGGTCGAATTATTAACTTAAAATTAATTAGTTAAATGACTCCATTAAAGTACGATTCAGGAAAGATTGTAAAAATGTCTACAGTTTCTGATACTACTATTACCAAAGGAGATGCTTTAGAGTTTGCTTCAGGTTATGTTCAAAGAGCAGACAGTTCAACTTCAGAAGTTAGAGTTGTTGCTTTAGAAGACAAAACTACTGCAGCTGGCGCTCACGAAGACATTTTATGTGTTTACACAGACAATGTTCTTTTTGAAGCTTCTACCAACGGTAATACAGCTCAATCAGATGTTGGTACCTATGTTGATCTAACAGATCACGATACCATTAATGAATCAGCGTCTTCTACTGATGTCTTTTTCATTACAGAGGTTATTGGTGCCGCTTCCGATAAGACAGTTAGGGGTTATTTTGTAATGAAGACCGCGTAGTATGCCTATTAAGAAATCAGATTTTGCGTCTTTAACAGACGATTTACAAAGTATTTTCAATGAGGCTGCTAGCAACAAGGTTGCTGACAATGTAGGTTTTAAAGTCTTTGATGTTTCAGATACTAACAGGTTAACTTATGATCATTTAGTATTACACGGCATTGAAGGTGTTTCAAAACTTACAGAAGGTTCTGACTTTCCTAAAGTAAGCTCAGAGCAGGGTGATACTATCACCTATACTCAAGAGTGGTACGGTGCTCAAGTTGATGTAACAAAGAAAATGAGAAAGTTTGATTTGTTTAATCAAATTGAAACCGTTGTTAAAACTTTAGCAGACGATGCCTTTGATAAGGTTGATCAATCTTTAGCTGACAGGCTTCTTCAAGGTTGGAGTACCTCTTATACAGACGTATATGGGGAAACTGTAACCTCTGTTGGCCCAGACGGTAAAGCATTGTTCAATTCTGCTCACGACAACCCTGTTTCATCTTCTACTTTTAGCAATATCATAACTGATGGTACTAATACTAACCCAGCTCTTTCTAGAGACGCAATTGTCAATATGAGAGCAGTTGGTATGACCTATACTGATCCTAACGGAATTGTTAGACCAGTAATGTATGATACTTTAGTAGTTCCTCCAGAGTTGGAGGATCTAGCTGAAAGAATTTGCTATTCAGAATATCTCCCAGGTTCAGCTAATAATGACAGGAACCCTCTTAAGGGAAAGGTTAAAAACATTATTGTTTGGCCTAGATTGTCTTCAGCAGCTGACGGAACTGACGCTTCGGCTTATTGGTTCTTATTAGATTCAACTAAAAGAGCAGAGACTCTTAAAGCTTTGTTTTCAGAGAGACCTTCTTTGGATCCTCCAGAGCAGGCTCACGAAAACAAGAATTGGGAATATACTCTTGACTTCTTTTACGCTATCGGAACCGGATGGCCAGCTTATGTTGCCGGAAGTAAAGGTGATAATAGCTAGTAGTAATGCCATTTCCTTGGTGGAAAAAGACGGAGCCGATAATAATTAATTATTCAAATTTATGTCATTAAGTATTGATTGGGGCAACCTTGTTACACAAGGGAGAGCCAAAGCAGTAGGGATACCGTGGTCAGATGAAGAGCAAAAAGCTCTTAAAGACGGTATGACCCCAGAAGAAGTCAGAGCAGGAATTTTATCAAAATCTGAAAAAGAAAAGAGACAAGATATTAAGAAGTCTTTGCTTTATTTAAAGAAAGACGAACTTATGGATCTTGCTGTTAAAGAAAATATAGAATTTGATAAAGATGCTGTTACTAGAGATTCTTTAATAACTGCTATAGAGGCAAAGAGAGCTAGAGAGAAAGAAGAATAAAAAGGTCGCAGAGAAAACTGTAAACCCTAAAACGCTTTTTCTTTCTTCTCCAAGATTAAGAATGAAGGTTATGAGAAGTCAATTGTTAAGGTTGAACAAAAAACAGTCTACAAAGTCAGAAAGAAGGATAGGTGAGATCCTTAAAAGAAATAGAATAAAGTTTTTCTTTAAAAAGAGAATTGGAAAATATGAAGCAGATTTTGTCATAGGAAAATTAATCCTTGAGATAGACGGATCTGTTCATAATAAAAATTCTATTGAAAGAGATTCTTTCTTTGTTTCACAAGGATATATTCCTATTCATCTTATGAGTAAGTGGAAAGATACTAAAACAATTGAAAAAGAAATAATTTATTTAATTCAAGCAAACAATAATGTCAGATTTAGACAACTTTAACAAAAGTTCATTTGGTTGGATAGAATTAAAGAATTACAGTTCTAACCCTACAGATACTGACTCTAACAGAGCCGGTATTGCTGTGGTTTCTGATTCTTTAAAAGTCTATGATGGTTCTTCTTGGTCAACAGTTAGCGGAAGCGCTACTGCTTATGACGATATAGGAAACCCAGACGCTTCTGGTTCAATTTCATTTGGAGCTTATACGGCAACTTATACTTCAAGTACAGCTAACTGGGGTGGAATGATTGTTTCGAATACAGCTACTACTCCAACATCTGGAGCAACATTGTTATCTTTAACATATGATGCTGACGGTGATTCTGATGGTGTTTATTTACTATGTAAAGACAACAGCGCAGGAGATACTGTTTTCCAAATAGGAGCAGATGGTGCTACTACTATTACAGGTAGCGCTTCCGGTACAGATGCTTTAGCTATTACAGCTGGAGATATAACAATGTCTAGTGGTGATTTAATTGTAGATTCTGGAGATATAAAAGTTTCAGCAGATAATCAAAAATTAACATTAGGAGCAGCAGATGCTACTGATAGTTATCTTACTTTTGATGGTTCTGATTTAACCTTTTATGACTCTAATTTAGGAACTACAATTACATTGAGCTCTTTAGCTGGTGGTAACCCTGCTGGTGATTTTACAATTTCAGACGGTCAGTTTTCTTGGACTGATACAAACGATGAAGTTGCAGGTACTTGGACTTTCGCTGGAACTACTAACAATGATATTGATTGGTCTTCAGCTGTAACTACTGGTTCAGCTTTGGCTATGGTAGCAGATGCTTTAACAACAGGTGATATGATTTATCTTGAGTCTTCTGTTTCAGGATTGACTTCTGGTAAATATATCAGGTGTTATGATGGTTCTGCTAATGATTTCACTGTTGGTAAATATGGAGCAACTATAATAGCAGGTAATGCTTCTACAGATGTTCTTACAGTTTCTGCCGGTGATGTTCAGATCACAGAAGGTGATATTGATCTTGACGATGGTATTGTTACCATTGATACAGACAATGATGAAGGGAACACTATTAAGAGGAATAACGCTACTGGAACTAATCCTGTATTAGAGGTAGAACAATCTCATACCACAGGAGGTGTTGCTTTTCTTGTAGATCAAGATGCAACTGGTGATGTTAACGCTATTGAAATAACTAATGCCGGAACTGGCTTCAGCTTAACCTCAACTGGAGGCGCTGCTGGTTCAGAAGGTTTTGAGTTTATTTCAGCTACTGGCGGAACAGGAAACGGATTACTTCTTGACGGAACTACAAACACTTGGGTAGGAGCTGCGTCTACTGGATTTTTACAAGTTCAGTCTGATGGCACTCTAGCTGATACTTCAGCTACTTTAGCAAGATTAGCTTTCTCTGGAACTTCTGCTTCAGGAGGAGCTGGTACTTGTTTAAGGGTTGAAGATACTTCAACTTCAGGTGGTGGTACAGAATATGCTGTATATATTAGTTCAACTAATAGTGAAGCTCTACACGTAGATGCAGGTGAAGTTCTATTAGATGAAGCTTTAACTCTTGGTGCTTCTGGTGGAGCAGCGGGTGCTGATTTTCTTGCATACGGTAACACAAATGGAAAAGCTGTACACTGGGATGAAGGAACAGATACTTTGGTTCTTCAGAATCAAACATACCTTCAGATTGGTGGAACGGCTGCTTCTGCAGATGGTGTAACTTTTGATTTTGATGGATCAAGTTTGGATATCGATGCTGTAACAGCTAAAGATACTATTACTTTTGGTTCAGATGTAGATACAAATGTTACATTTACAACTGCTAATGCTACCGTTGAAATCGATCACGGTGCAGACACAATGACTGTTCAAT